TGGGTGGCTCGGGTTAAGCGAATGTCGATCGATGAAGTACAAGAACGGTGGCCGGATTACGAGGGCGGTGGTGCTGGCGAGGACTGGCTTGACGACGAAGACGAACCGCACGATGCGAGCCCACCATTTTATGATAGTAGCGAGAAAAACAGCGGCCGAGCTAAAGATATCGAAGTTGTATGTTACCAGTGGTATGAAAAAGAAACGTTTGTTCGGGTCGCTCAATCGAACGGACAGATGATCGAATTTACGCCGACACGATTTGCGAAACTGAAAGAACGGATCGACGCGTTCGGTTTGCAGTATGTAGAGCAGAGCCGCAGGAAATATTTCCAAGCATTTCGGATCGGAAGCACGATTTATGACCGCGATGAACTTGCGATACAAGAAGGCGGTTTTACGCTCAAATGCATGACCGGCATGCGCGACCGTAACGCGAATAGTTGGTTTGGCTTGGTTTCAATTATGATCGATCCGCAGCGATGGGCCAATAAGTGGCTTTCGCAAACGATGCATATCATGAATTCGAACGCGAAAGGCGGTGTGCTTTCTGAAATCGGGGCTTTTACAAACAAGAAAACGGCCGAAGCCGACTGGGCGAAGCCTGACGCATTTATTGAACTGGAAGCCGGCGGATTAGCAAAGGTGCAAGAACGCCAGCAAGCAAATTTCCCGAACGGGTTCAATCAGTTGATGCAATACGCTGTTGAAGCGATATCTGATACTCCGGGCATTAATCAAGAACTCATGGGGCTCGTCGGGAAAGAGCAGCCAGGCGTCCTAGAGTCGATGCGTAAACAGGCAGGGGTAACCATGCTGTCTGTGATGTTCGACTCCCTACGGCTCTACAGGAAGCGCCAGGGACGTATTTTGGCCGCATTCATCCGAGATTATATATCTGACGGTCGCATGGTCCGTCTTGTCGGGCCGCAGGGTGCGAGATATGTTCCGTTGCTTCGCGACCAGATCAACATGCGTTACGACACGATCATCGACGAGGCGCCGACGAGTCATAACCAAAAAGAAAAGGTTATGAATATTCTGCTACACCTTGTTCCAACGATGATGCAGGCCGGCATGCCGCCGCCGCCGCCCGAGGTCTTAGAATATCTGCCCGTGCCGGAAAGCTTGATGGAAAAATGGCTAGCGAAGACTCGGCCCGATCCTCGGCAACAGCAGCAAGCAGCCCAGGAGGAAGCGCAAGAGCGCGCCGTACTGTTACAAGAGCGCGCCGCCACTGCCGAGGCACTCCGTGCCAGCGCCCAGAAAGACGCGGCGTCAGCACAAAAAACGATGAAAGAAGTTGCGACTCCGGCGGAAGGGTTAGACCCGAAGATTTTAGCCGACATACAAAGCACTCGTGAAAAAGCGCAGATTCAAGCAGCAACAGACATCGAAGTAGCTAGAATCCGGGCGGTTACGCAAGCGGAAATTGAGAAAATGAAGCTTGCTGGTTCCGCACCGAATGATGATGTGTTGCAGCATCTACAGAACCTGATCGGCTCCCAAGAGAATCAAATGGAATCGATTAAAGCTGCGCTGCTATCCGTTACTGCGGCTGTCGCAGAATCGCAACAATCAGTTTATGAATTGCAAAAACCGAAGAAAAAATCCGTTACTGTCTTGCGCGACGAAAACGGAGATATATCCGGGGCCGCGGTGATAGAAAACGGCCCTACAGCTCACTAGAAAAGAGGCGAGAAAAAAATGGCAGGAGAAAACGAGAGCATCGAAAACATAGAAGCGTTGTCTGAATCAGAGCTAGATACGCTCTATGAAGAATCGTCTAATGAACCGAACGACGAAGTCCCAGCAGTCGCAGAAGAGCCGGCCGCAGCCGTCGTTCAGGAAGAAGAACCAGAAGTTGAAAAGGTCGTGCCTTTGGCCGCTCTGCACGAAGAGCGGATGCGACGCAAAGAGCTGGCAGACCAATTAGGACGTCAAGAAGAACGATTCCAGCAATTTCTCGACCGAAATAGACCCGCCGCAGAACCGCCTCCGCCGATACCGAGTGTTACCGACAATCCGGTTCAGAATTTAGACCAGCGCATTGCACAAGTAGAGAGGGCTCAGATAGAAACTAATCAATACACCGAAGCGCAAAAACAACAAGCCGCGGCGAACCAACAAGAACAACAGTTTATGAATCAATATCAAATGCAAGCAGCGGAGTTCGCTCAAACCGAAGAAAATTTCGCGCCGGCCTATGACTTCTGGACAGCGTCGAGGCAAACCGAGCTGATGGCGGGCGGTGCTACTCAAGAGCAGGCGACGCACATCGCACGGCAAGAAGAGGCTGCGATCGTCCTTAACGCCATGCAATCCGGCGAAAACCCCGCGGAACGGGTGTACGCAGTAGCGAAAACGCGTGGATATAAGCCGGCGAAACCAGTGACCGGGCAAGTAGAAACCATCGCTCAGGGCCAGAAACGTGGCCGTACCATGCCGGCCGGCGGGAAAGGACCGGCAGCGATATCGCTTGAAGCATTTGCTGCAATGGACGATGATGCGTTTAGTTCGATCTCTGATTCGGACTGGAATAAACTTATGGGTACTAGTTAGCCCTCGCGTCTAGCGGACGTTAATCGCTTTCGTGCAAAGGCACACGTCTAAAGCCTTGTCGCTTGTCCCATACGCGTAGGGAATACACAACATTAATTGTTGGAGACCCAGAAATGGCTACAACTGCATACGGGGTGAATCACCCCCTAGCGGTCAAGCTGTGGTCGCGAAAACTATTCCACGAAATGATAGGCCAGACTTTTGTCGGCAAATTTACGGGGACAGGCGACACAGCTTTGATCCAAATGAAAACCGAAACCCAAAAGGGGCCGGGCGATAAAATTACTATCGGCCTGCGAAATCTCTTGACCGGTGACGGAGTACAAGGTGACAACGGACTTGAAGGCGCTGAAGAAGCTTTAGTGACTTACAACGACTCCGTTGTTATCGATCAACTACGACACGCGGTACGCTCAGCCGGCAGAATGTCCGAGCAGCGAATACCGTTCAAAGTAAGAGAAGAGGCCCGCGTTGGGTTGCAGGACTGGTGGTCGGAGCGGATGGAAACAGCCGTTGCGAATCAGTTGACCGGTAATACCGGCCAAGCTAACACTAAGTTCACCGGGAACCAGGCTACCATTGCGCCCACGGCGTCGCGCCATCTGATGGGTGGTGGAGCTACAACCGGGCACACTACCGAAGCATCTCTGTCGGCGACGACTACCGAGGCCATCGGCTTGGCCGACTTAGACCGAGCCGTAGCACTTGCGAAAGTTGTTTCCCCACGCATACGCCCGATCAAAGTTGACGGGAAGTCTATGTGGGTGACTTTCTTGCATCCGTATCAAATTTATCAGCTACGCCGCGACGCGAGCACGACTGGTAACTTTTACGATGTGCAGAAAGCGATGCTGCAAGGTGGAAAAATCTCAGATAACCCGATCGTAACCGGAGCGTCGTTTATTTATAACAACGTTCTAGTACACGAGTGGGATTATTTGCCGAATATCGTCACTACGCCAAATTCTGGCGCGACAACCGATTATCGGCGTGGGGTTTTCTGCGGTGCTCAGGCGGCGGTATGCGCGTACGGACAGGACAATTCCAACAACAAGATGAGTTGGGAAGAAGAACTGTTTGACTACGGCAATCAGCTCGGCGTTGCAGCAGGCGTGATCATGGGGTGCAAGAAAACGGTATTTAATTCTACCGATTTCGGCACAATTGTTTTATCTGGCTATGCGCCGACACCGTAAAGGAGGGAAGCTAAATGGCTACTACAACGCATACAGCGAGCTCCGCACTTGTCGGACCAACGCTAGTTCACGCCGGTGTCAACATTGTCACCGGTAAATATATTGCGCCAGCTACAACGACGATAGGAGATACGATATTGATGTGTCGTATTCCGAACGGCGTTGATATCATCGGCGTTTTTGGCAAGATCACAACTGCGGCTACCAATGCGAATGCTACGGTCGGCATTTCCGGTGCTAATACCCAGTTCGGGAGTTTAGCGTCGGGAGCGTCTCCGGTATTCCCGGTAGCGGGTAACGCAAAATATCGGGTTTCATTATCCGACGATGCGTCCCCGCAGTACACGTTTATCACTGTAGCACCGGCGTCTGCGACGTGGACGGTCTCCGCTACGGTCGATATTAACGTAATGTACGTCCTGCCTAACTAAGACTAAGAGGAAGCGGGACGTGGTTTCGGCTGCGTCCCGCGCTTAGGGATTTCGCATGCGCTCATATATGGAAGTCATACAAGAAGCCGGCGAACATCATGCGGCGGGGCGCCTGGAAGAAGCGGCTTTTCTGTATGAAAATTGTTTAGGAGCGTCGCCGGAAGACCCCGCGCTTTTATATCTCTATGGAACGCTATGTTCGCAAATAAAGAAATTCGGCACGGCCATCACTTTTCTACAGCGTTCAGTTGATTTAGCGCCGACGCAATTACCGGAGGCGTGGCACAATCTTGGGATCGCGTACCGCGGTGAGGGACATACCGATGCGGCACGAAATGCTTATAAAACGTGTATCGAGATAGCGCCAGAACGAAGCGATACGCTAGCAGCTATCGCCGGCTCTTACGTCAATACCGGGACACCGAGGGAAGCTATCCGGTGGGCTGACAAAGCGCTGAGCGTGAATGCAGAAGAATGTCATGCGCGCAATCACAAAGGACTAGCGCTGCTTGAGCTGGGCAGATATGAAGAGGGGTGGGAGTACTACGGGGCGCGTTTCGATATCCCCGGCATGTCTGCATCGAAGCGGCCGTTTGAATGCGAAAAATGGGACGGGACTACACGAGTCAAAAAGCTTGCGGTTCACGGAGAGCAAGGACTCGGAGACGAAATCATGTACCTGTCCTGTCTCGAAGATGTCGTTGCGACAGGGCTCGTCGATGATGTCGTGATTGAATGCGAGCCGCGATTAAAGCAGTTATTTAATTCATCGTTCGGATATAAATGCTACGGTTCGCACAGCGAGTTAATATCCGAAAACGAAGACGCAGATGCGTTCATTCCAATGGGCGATTTGCCGCGATTGTTCCGCAAAAGATCAGAAGATTTCCCCGGTACTGCATATTTAAAATCAAATATTGTTAAACAAGAGCAATATCGACGAAAACTTGAAGCGCTAGGGCCGGGACCGTATATCGGGATTTGCTGGCACGGCGGCACGAAAGCCACGCATCAAGAAGTAAGAAACCCGCTCCTCGAACACTGGCAAGATTTGGTCGCCAGTACTACTGCGGCAACATTCGTCTCTTTGCAGTACGGACAAGACGGGCCGACCCAGGCCGCGGAAATTGGTATCCCTCACTGGCAGTACGCTATCGATGACTTCGTCGATTGCGCGGCTTTGGTGAAAGCTCTGGACTTGGTTATTTCTCCGTGTCAAACGGCTATACATTTGGCTGGCGCCCTCGGCACACCGTGCTATTGCCTGACGCCGAAGTCTTATGCCTGGCGTTATGCCAACGACATGGATTGGTATGACAGCGTCGAATTATTTCGACAATCGGGCGACCAATGGCGTTCGAAAGATTTCGATCACATAAAAGAGAAGCTACATGTTGATTTCGGCTGCATACAAGACGCAGAATCAACGGCTGCATAATGCTCGGCCGGATTACGGCACTTTCGGCAGTCGGTGGTTAGAGCAGATTACGGACATGGCCGAAGAGATGAAGACGCAAGATGTTCTCGACTACGGTTGCGGGAAACAGACTTTAAAAGCCGAACTTCCTTTCGTGACCGGGTACGACCCATGCATCGCCGGCTTAGACGCCGCGCCGGCTCCGGCAACACTCGTCATATGCACAGATGTCTTAGAGCACGTCGAGCCAGAATGCTTAGAAGACGTTTTAGACGATTTGAAAAGAGTCACCGGCTGCGGATTGTTTTGTACAGTAGCGAAGCTCGCGGCTAAAAAAACGCTACCAGATGGGCGTAATGCTCATCTCATACTAGAACCGCCACAGTGGTGGTTGCCGAAGTTTTTCGCGCGATTCGAAATTCAAACATTTCAAAATTTCAGGAGCGAGTTTCTTGTTATCGCAAGCCCCATTAAGACGTAGACAACGAGCCCAGCACCACGAGGCAACTGATGTGGTAAAAGAATCCGAGGACCGTTCGCCGTGTCCGGTATGCGGCAAGAAGTTTCGTAATTTATCAGCTCACCTTGTCTATCACCGTCGATACAGGCAGTCGGCTGTAGATGATGCAGTTGCAGAAACAAAAGACCGTTCGCCGTGTCCAATTTGCGATAAGAAGTTTCGTAATTTATCCGCCCACATTATGAGGATGCACTGATGGCGGTCACTTTAGGCCAAATCACGGATAACGTTGCACTGATGCTGCTCCGCACCGATTTGAATACACAAATTCAAACAGAGGCGAAACAGGCGATCAATTATTACGCCAGCGAGAGATTTTGGTTCACGGAGTCGCGAATATCTTTTACATGTTCGAGCGGCGTGTCCGAGTACACGTTGTCTGCATCGGTGTTAGAAGTGATCGCAGTACAGATCACTCGGAACTCCTCTAGTTATGTCATTAATCCGCTCGCAGAAAAAGAGAGGCTCTCTTATGACACGAGCAATATAACAGGCGACCCGAGCTGGTATTCGATGTTCGGTGGTCGGTTTATTCCGTATCCGAGCCCGAGCGCTACCTATACTGTCGGCATCTCGGCTGTCGTAAAACCGGCTACTTTATCCGTGACGGGCAATTCAAATGTTTGGACAAATAACGCGCAAGAACTCATCGAATCGAGAACTGCGGCGAACGTCTGCTTGCGATTCATCCGCGACGATACGTTAGCGAATAACTTCAAGCTTCTCGAATCTGAAGCGCTCGAAAATTTACGCAGAAAAGAGTCTCGGCGCGAGCCGTCTCGGATCATACCGACGAAGTTCTGATGTTAAACCAGACACTACAATTTGGAGAGTGGACGCCGGATTTACCGCACATGTCATCGCCGTTGACCGAAGCGAAGAACGTGATTCCGCACGGCGACAGTTATTTGCCGCTACCCTCATTATCGACAACGTCGAACGCATTGAGCGCGTATTGCCGTGGCGCGATTGCGTTTCAAGATAAGGAAGGCAATGTCGAAATGTATGCCGGCGACGAAGAGAATTTATATCGATTAGAAGGACTCGGCACCAGTGCGCTTTGGGTGGACAAATCCAGCGCGACTTACACGACAGGGCTCAACAACTGGTGGAGATTCGTGAAATGGGGGGAGAAGGTCATAGCGGTAAACTTCAGCGACGCGCCTCAGATCAAGACTTTCGGAACTGCGACTGATTTTGCCGACCTCGGCGGAAGCCCGCCGAAAGCGCAGGCGCTCGCCGTGGTTAGAAGTTTCGTGGTGCTGGGCAACATCGATGACGGTACTCATTACCCAAACAAAGTGCAGTGGTCCGGTCAGAACCTCGAAACGAGCTGGGGTAGTTCTGCGGCGACGCAAGCCGATAGCCAGGTGCTCGCGGGCGATGGCGGAACGGTCCAGGCGATCATGTCAGGAGACACCGGTTTGATTCTGCAAGAGAGAAGCATCTGGGAGATGCAGTATCAAGGCCCGCCGACCATTTTTGCATTCCGCGAAACCGCGCCGGGGCTCGGCACCCCTGCGCCGCAGTCGGCGGTGAGATACGGAAATGTGACGTATTTTTTGGCGCAGGACGGTTTCTATCAGTATGTGATCGGACAAGGTCCGCGCCCGATCGGAGATAAAAAAATCGATAAATGGTTTATGGACCGAAGCGAAGAAACGAATATCCATCGGATGGTAGGAGCCCTTGATTTACCGAACGGCAAAGTCGTGTGGTGTTACCCGACCGGGTTCGGAAACCCGGATGAGCTCATCATGTATGACTATAAAACGGGCCGGTGGTCGTACGCGGCGGCTACGGTAGAAACGATATTCACCGGTCGAGCAGAGGGCTATACATTGGAATCACTCGATACTCCGAGCGGAAATAATATCGACTCCCTGACAATTTCTCTCGATTCCTCAACCTGGAAAGGTGGCGCTTTGGGTTGGTTTGGCTTCGACGCGAGTCACGAATCCGGTTCGTTTACCGGCGCGGCTCTTACTTCAAGACTTGAGACGATCGAACTAGCGCGCGACGACGCTTCAATGATTTACGTTAATTCGGTCCGGCCGCTGGTGCAAGGAAGTGGTTCAACAAACACTGTGTATATCGGCACTCGTAATAATCAAAACGATTCGGTCACATACGGTTCCGCGATAAGCGCGAACAGCATCGGAGAACACAACACGCGCAGCGCCGCGCGGTACATGCGCTTCCGATGTGACACCGCGGGCGGATTCGAGCGTGCGGTCGGTATTCGTATTAACGTGCAACCAAACGGGATTCGCTGAGATGGCTATACCGGGTAATACGATGTTCGGAGGATTCGGAGGAATAGGCTCTGCTTATAGAAATCAGACGGGCTTCTACGCGCCGGAACTTGTGGCGGAGAGACAAGCAGCGGCTCAGCAGAAAGTTAAAAGCTTTCAAGAAAATCAAGCTAGACTGCTGGCTGAAGGCCAAAGGCAGATGCAAGAAAAATGGGATGCGATGCGCGCATACCGCCCCGAAGCTGGTGCGGCACGGTATCACGACCCCAATTCCGCGGATTATGTTAACCCGTATTATGTCGGCCCAGACCCCAGTCCTGGGAAGTACAAGCGGTTTGATTACAAGCAACCCGGCAGCGGAATACAATATTTGAAGGGAAGTGATCTCGCTGGGTCGGTCAAGACTTTAATAGATTCTATGAATGTAAGCGAGGCGGACGTGAGCGGTATTTCGCCGATGCTGTTACGCAGCGCGGAAATGGGTGGTGGTTTCGGATATCTTCCATATTCACAAGCGGTAGAACGGGGTTTAATTTCGGACGAAGTGCAAGCCAATCTTGCATATAACGAAAATTTGCGGAAGCAACAAGCCCAATATAAAAGTTTTTTCGATCAAGAAGCGCTTGATCATTTCAAAGCTGGCGGGATTGATGTAGCCAACATTAAGTCGTGGGAAGATCTGGACGCGATCCCGGCTTCACAAATAGGGCGATTGTATGGCGAAGTGATCGATGCTCGGGCGCGCAGAGCGCAAGCGAAAAACCAACGACCGAAACGCGGGATGTTAGGATCGACCCCATTCAAAGCCGTCCTCGCTCTCTCAAGTCTTATCAACCCGCTCGTTCCCGTAGCGTTGGGAGCGATGGCGGGAGGGTTGGAAAAAAAAGGTCTAGGAGGCGCGTTTCAAGGTGCAACAGAGGGCTTCCAGATCGGCCAAGGTGTGAAAGGCCTCGGAGTGACAACCTATCCGAATGTTCTCGCCCCCGGTGTTAATCCCCTCGATTACAACACCGCGATCTCTTCAAATCCCGGCACCGCATCGGCGCTTAGCAATCCCGGTCTTCCTCCTGGAACCGGAACTGCGCTGACGCACGGCGGAGGCACGGGTTTATTCGTAAGCCCCGGCGGGGCCGGTGCTGCTGCCGGCACCGGCGGTATCTTGACGAATATACCCCCGACTAATAACAACATCGCCGCGGGAACGGGCTTGGTCAGTGATGTTGTCAGGGAGGGGGGAACAACGGCGGGCGGCACGATCGGAATGCCGCCCGGCCCAGTCACCGGTACGCCGCAGGGCTCTGTTACGCCGCCGGTCTCTGCTGGACAGCTCACGGCCGATCGTCTCAACGCGCTAAACCTGATTCTAGACCCTGTAGTAAGAAAATATTATGCCGATTTGTGGGGAATCGATTTAGATGCACCCGCGGTCACTGATACTCCTGCGACCGATGTAACCGATGTGGTCGCCACTGATACTCCTGCGATCGATGTAGCCGATGTGGCCACCACTGATACTCCTGTGGTCGATGTAACCGATGTGGTCACCACTGATACTCCTGTGGTCGATGTAACCGATGTAAGCACCGGAGAAGGATCAGGTGGACAAGGAGGGGTAGGAGAAGAGGTAGGAGAAGAGGTAGGAGAAGGCGAAGGCGAAGGCCAAGGACAGGGACAAGGACAGGGACAAGGACAAGGTGAACAAGGAGAGGGCGTAGGAGAAGGTGCAGGAGAGGGCGGGCCAGAAGAGGAAGAAGAGGAAGAAGAGGAAGAGGAAGAGGAAGAAGAAAGACGGCGGGCAAACACAGCGAGAAGAGTCGCCGGCTTACTCGACCGCCGCTATATGTACGACCCGCGCGGGCCGTTTGCGCTGGCTAACAGACCGAATTATTTCGGTTACAACACACAAATTTGGAGATAAGTCATGCCGGACACAGAAACAATAACAAGTATTCAAGAGCCGTGGGAGCCCCAGCAACCGCATCTGCAAAACGTTTTCGGCCAAGCCGAATATTTGCATGGCACTGGCGGGCCGCAATATTTCCCCGGCCAAACCGTGGCGCCGTTCAGCGGACAAACGCAAGGTGCGCTCGATCGGTATGAAGCCCTAGCCGGCGCCGGAAGCCCACAAGCGGCGCCGTTGCAAGACATGATGGCCGGGACGCTGCGCGGTGATTATCTCAATTCAAACCCGTATTTAGATGCAATGATGGATGCCGCGTCGCGCGGGATCACGCGGAACTATCAAGAAGCTGTCGCGCCTAGCATCGGCGCATCGTTCGATTCTGCGGGCAGATACGGTTCCGGTTTGTATCAAAATATGCAGGCTTCTGCGAGAGACGATTTAAGCAGAAGCCTTGGAGAAACCGCGTCCAATCTTTACGGGCAGAACTACGCGAGCGAACGGGATAATCAGATCCGAGCTGCGGCGCTGGCGCCTTCAACTATGCCGCTGCAATATTATGATGCGTCTCAAATGTTGAATGTCGGAAATGTGTACGATCAACAGGCCCAGAGAAACATCGCTGCCGACTATGATCGTTATAATTTCGAACAGAATCGTCCCTGGGATGCGCTCGGTCGATACGGAAGTTTAGTCCAAGGCGGTTACGGCGGTAGCGGCTCTGTCACGAGTCCGCTTTACAACAGTCCGTTATCGAACGTCCTCGGCGGCGCTTCGCTGGGCTCCGCGCTAGGCGGTCAATTCGGCCCAGGGTTCGGACTATCACAAGGCCAAGGCTCGGCTGTCGGAGGCGCGTTGGGCGGGCTCGGCGGTTATATATTCGGGAGTTAAATTATGGCTGAGATCAAAGATTACAGCACGACCGCGGGCAGCAACAACGCGGCGTCACCGAACGGGATGGCCGAGGGTATGGCGCCCTCCGGTGTAAACAATGCGTGGAGAGAACAAACCGCTAGAATAAAACGGTGGTACGAAGACATCAGTGCGGTTCAGACGACAACGGGAAGTTCGAACGCATACCTACTGAGCGCTAGTCGGACTATATCCGCATATGCCGCCGGAGACGTCTTTCTGGTAAAAGCCAACCACACTTGTACGGGTGCTGGGTCTACGATCAACGTTGACTCTGTTGGCGTAAAATCAATTGTCACGCCGGAGGGCGGAGTGCTAGGCGCCGGAGACATCACCTCCGGCGGGATTTATCTTCTTGCCTACGAAGCGAGTGTCGATAAATTCATGCTAGTCGGCGGCGGCTCGGCTTTTCCGGGCGACGTCACAGTGACGACCGCCGACGGCGCAATACTAAATTTAAACACCAGCGACACGACGGTGACGGCAGCATCGGTCCTCGGTCGGACTAATTTCACAGCGCCTGTAGAGGCGAGCGGCACTGATTCGATTTTACTAGCTGCGAGCATCGCGGCCGTCGCCGAAGGCACCTTCGCGGCTGATAACAATGCTACCGCACTGGAATTTATGACTGCGGCTAGTGAGGCCGCGAGTGTCAAGATGAAATTGTCTTCGGGGGGCAATCTAACGCTACCCACAGATGGAACGGTTATTGCCGCCGGAGCGGATTCAGACGTGACTCTGGCGCATAACCACGATCTGGGGCTGACTTTATCCGCCGGAGCGAACGCTACTCAGTTAACGATAACGTCAACGGACGCCGGTGCAAGTGCTGCTCCGACAGTCGCCTTGGTAAGAAATTCGGCAAGCCCCGCCGCCTCTGATCAATTGGGCCATATCAATTTTACGGGTGAAGACGCTGGCAGTAACGCCACTGCATACGCGCAGATAATTGGCAATATCATTGATCCATCATCGGGCGGTGAGGACGGATCGCTTGATTTTTATTGCATCGAAGCAGGTACAGCAGTCAAGGCTCTAAACCTCACTGGTGGCGATGTTAGTTTGCCGACAGATGCGGCTATTCTTAAATTCGGATTACACGACGACGTCCTGCTCAGCCATGTCGCGGATTCTGGTTTAACGATGAGTGTTACCGGAAACAACGTGGCGCAATTTACGGTGTCGCAAGACAAGGATGACGCAAGTACCGGACCGGTCCTTAATTTAGACCGATATTCCGCAAGCCCCGCCGATAGCGACGGTGGCGGACTCATCCAGTTCAATATGGAGAACGACAACGATCAACTGTTCACTGCTGCTCAAATCTACGCAGTAGCAGCGGATGTTACCGATGGGACCGAGGACGGGAAACTCATCATAAACACGATGAAAAACGGCACCGCCACTACTGCGTTAACTATAGCAGAAACCGGCGCTGCGACTTTTGCAGGAGATATAGACGTTGACGGAACGGCTAATCTTGACATAGTTGATGTTGACGGCGCTGTTAATTTTGCCGCAGATGTAACTTTTGCTGACGGCGCGGATATTATCACTGCTTCAGCAGGAACATCGAATTTCCGGGCTGGTGTCAACACAGGCAACTCCATTGCATCAGGGGGTAATTACAACACCCTTGTGGGCGATGAAGCTGGAACCGCAATCACGACAGGTGACCAAAATACGGCAGTGGGTTATCAAGCTCTGGATGCGAATGAAACTAGTTCTAATAACACTGCAATAGGCTATAACGCTCTTACGGCCCACACCGGGGGTAATGCCACAGCGATAGGAAATTTGGCTCTTGCAGCCAATACCACCGATAGTTATGGAGTTGCAGTAGGTTATGCTGCGCTTACTTCAAACACTACCGGAACTCTCAACACAGCGGTAGGGTCTTTTACGCTCACTAATAACAATGGTGCAGGAGGCGGTGGCGACTACAATACCGCGATGGGATATGCAGCGCTTTATACTAACACTGAGGGCAATCAATGCACTGGGATTGGGTATTACGCTGGCTTTGCTAACTCAACCGGCACTCACAATACTTCAACAGGCTACTATGCTCTTGGGGCCACCAGCACTGGTTCGTACAACACTGGGCTAGGTGCTGCTGCTGGAGATTCAATTACCACCGGAAATTACAATGTATGCGTTGGGTATGCTACTGATATATCCGCTGTCGGCGGCGCTAATCAAATTTCAATTGGTACTAATGTATCTTGTTCTGAAAATTCTCAAGTCTCAATCGGTCAATCAGGAAGTGCTGTTCGCAACGAATTTGATACAGATGCCGCATGGACTCAATCCTCAGATGCCAGAAAAAAGAAAGATATAGAAGATGCCGTTTTAGGTTTGGACTTTGTTAATGATTTAAGACCAGTAACCTATGAATGGAAACCAAATAATGAGTTTCCTGAAGATTTTGCTGAATATAACGAAGAAAATTTTATGACTCTTGATGTCAGGATGCACGGTCTTGTGGCGCAAGAAGTTAAAGTTGCTTTAGATAAAACTGGAGTAGAAAGATTTGCCGGATGGAAAGAAGATTCTGATGGCTCCCAACGTATTTCAAAAGAAATGTTTGTAATACCACTGATCAAAGCGGTGCAAGAACTTAGTGCTAAAAACGATGCCCTTGAAGCACGAATTACTGCATTGGAGAGTGCATAGTGTCGAATATTACGAAGGTAATTTAATTATTGAACGCCCAAGCGAACCGGAACCACCACTACCAAATGTATAGGAAATTATTATGCCGGGATTACTAGACAATCCGCTTGCTCATATCGGCATCGGCTTGCTGACAAACGCTGGCCCGTCCCGTGACCCGATCAATCCGTTGAGCGGCGCGCTCGCCGGCGTACTCTCGCATCAACAGTATCAGGAGAATCAAATCCTGCGCGCGCAGCAAAAGGCAGAACATGATGCTCTCATACGAGAGAGGGCAAACACGAGACGGAAATACGAACAAGAACAAATGCAGCTCGGAACGCAGATGGTTGACGACGTGAAGAAACAACATTATGCCGGGGTGATCGCGGCGGGCGGTGACCCAGCGGGGGTGCAACGCGCTAGAACTGAATTAGCGCGGCTCGATCCAACAAGCTTCGTCAGTCAAGCCAAGCCGTTCGAAGCAGAGGAAGAACAAAACATTTTTCCCGGTACTGGCTTTGAAACGTCTTCTGCCAACGCGATAATCATGGGGTTTCCCCCGCACCAGCGAGAGGCAGTTATGCGCGAGTTAGCGAGGCAGCGGCTAACGCAGCCTAAGACACTGACAACCCCAGAGGGGGTCTATAAGTATCCGGGATTCAACATGGACCAGCTCTCACAAGTTGCCGGTGCCGTGCAATCGCCATCTGGGCCACAGGCCACTGGGACACAGGTCACTGAGCAACCGCCCGGTTCTGTTCCTGTGCCTGGGCCACAGCTCACTGTGCAACCGCCATCCGGGCCACAGCTCACTGTGCAACCGCCATCCGGGCCACAGCTCACTGTGCAACCGCCTGTCGATAGCGCTGTCGCCACCCCGACCGCCCTTGCACCCACACTTGATGACGATGTGCTTGTGGTTGCTCCCGAGAACGCTCCTGTGACCTTTGCTGCGAACCAGAGCTCAGCAGATGCGGCAACTCAGGATCAGAAAGACGATATGAAGAAGTTTCTTTTCCGAGGCACTCCACACCATGCGAACCTCCAAGCCGGTGTGCAGTTCTATCCAAAGATTAAAAGCGGTGAGGAAAAGAAAGCTTTGTTCGTTGCTAAGAATCTTATAAATTATGACGCGATAATAGATGGCATTAAAGACGACCACCCGCAATTCGATCCGGCCGCAAGTAAACACTTTTGGGGCAACCTTCTGCCGGCCGGGCTAGACGCTTTAGTCTTGTCTGAACCGTATCAGAAGTTCAAATCAGCATCTGGCGAATGGACTTCGAATATTGTCTTTTTGACTTCCGGGGCTAGTGTTACCGAGACAGAACGAGAAGAGAAGCGGAAAAACTTTTTCCCGAGACCCTTCGAAGGGCCAGGAGTCGTGAAGCATAAAGCATTTATGCGGAAACTTGCGATGGAAACCGCGTTCGAGATGGCTGTAGCTCATAAACGTTTGACGGCGGAACAGGCTGAGCAGGCGTACGAGAATATAAAAGCAGGCGCCAGAGCTGGCGATGACAGGCGGACAAATAATCCGCTGAATGTAAGGGGCGGTTAATATGGCTACAAACTATGCTGACTTACAAATCGATACGATCGCGCAGTACAAAACCAAGAATCCAGATAAAGCGAATATCCCCGACGAAGAACTGGCTCTAGCGCTGCATCAATACACTCCCGATATTCCGTGGTCAGTGTTTTATTCGAAAGTAATGCCGAATGAATACAGAGAAAAGCCGACCGCGATAGAAAGGTTCGGACGAGGCATGACAGATGTCGCGATGGGCGTTGGGCAGCTAACAGGTCAGATGCAGCCGATACGGAACGCGCTGTCTTATCTCCCTGGCGGCGAAGTAGCGGGGGCATCTAGTGACTTGTCCGAACAAGAAGTTGAGCAACTGGAAAAGCAAGAAAATCTACTCTACGAGCGAGGGCAAGGTGACGAAGGACTCGACTGGTGGAGAGTCGGCGGGCAGGCTGCTGCCACGGCTCCTCTTGCTTTTCTGCCCGGCGCGGCTGCGACTGGCCTCGTAGGAAGAACGGCGATGGGGTCGCTGACCGGGGGGCTGGCCGGGACGTCAATATATGCCGATGAACCCGGCGAGAGATTATACAATACGGGTATCGGCCTGGGCGGCGGAGCCCTCTTTGGCGCACTTGCCCGCCCGGTGGTGGAAGCCGGCGGGGCGTTATTAGGCGGCGCCGGTCGGCTGGCCGGCGACATATACGGCGCCGCGAGCCGAGCCGGAAGAGGATTGCTCGGGAATCTGGAGGGCGTCGCTGCGCGAACACGAGAGCAGATTAAGTCAGGTCTGAACGAAGCCGCGGGGCGCGCGGGGATCAGTCTAGAAGACCTCGGTGAAGCGTTCACAGCTCAATTGGAAGCGCGAGTTGCACAAGCGCTCAACCGCGGGGAAAAGTTAGACTATGCCGCGCTTATTAGACAAGCGAGAGCCGAAAAACATGGATTTGAAGGTGATGCAGCAATGATGCGAGCTCAAGCGACGCAAGACCCGGTCGCATACACAGAGCTAAAAGAAGCATCAAAACTGATGCCGGAGGGCGAACAGCTTATCCAGCGTCAGCAAAACCAGAGCCTCGCTGCGGAGCGGGCGATGGACGATCTAGCGCCACACATCAATGTAGACCCGGTTTT